AGAAGCGTGTTACGAAACAGCTTCGCGGAGCCGCAACTGCAAAGGAAGTGAAAGATATCGTTGATGGCATGAAAGATTTGAAGGACCTGCCTGTGGCTGAACTTCGTGAACTTGCCGACAAAGATAAAGGCGTAACCAAACAGCTTGTTGAGCAGGGCCTGGAGATTAAAAGGTTGCAGGAACGTGTGCAGGAACGCGGCGAAGATATGAGTATTCGCGGACAGATTAAATCCTGGATGGAAGCAAACAAGGAAGAAATTGCCGCAATTAAAGCCGGAACAAGAAGGGAGTTGAAACCTATGGAACTCCGCGTTGTTGCAAGCCCGATGCACGTTTCCACAGTAAATCCAACAGGCTCGCCTTACATTGGCCGCGTTGAAGTTGAAAGCGGAATCAATGACATCTTAAGGTATCCCAATACTTTCTGGGATTACATAACCAAAGGACGCACCGGAGCATCTACCTATGTGTGGGTGAATAAAACGAACTTGCAAGGTGCTGCTGCCTTTATAGGGCCAGGTGTTGCCAAACCGCCCATCAGCTTCGAATTTGTTGCAGAGAATTCAGTAGCCAAAAAAGTTGCCGACAGTGCCAAAGCAGGTACTGAACTTTTGGAAGATATTGATGGCATGACAACATTTATCGAGCAGGAGCTTCGCGCTGCTGTAATGCTGAAGGTAAATGAAACTTTGATGACTGGTGTTGCATCCAGTACATCTCCTGCCGGTATCAAAACGCTGTCTCAGACCTTCGCGTTCTATACAACAGCCGCTGCCGGTATCAATGTTACAAATCCAAACTACATGGATGCTTTGAGGGCAGTTGTTGCCGCATTGCGTTCTGGTAAGTTGACTGGTGAAATTACCATCTTCATAAATCCGATTGACTCGGCTAACATGGATATGGCTAAGGCAACCACATCTGGATTGTATCTTCTTCCACCGTTTACAAGTCAAAATAATAAGAATGTTTCTGGAGCAACTGTAGTTGAAGACCCGCTTGTTCCAGTTGGATTTTTCCAGGCCGGATTCCTCCAGTACTACCGTATCCTTATTTACAAGGATTTTGTTTCAACATGGGGATGGGAGAACGACGACTTCACAAAGAACTTGGTTACAGCCGTAGGTGAAATGAGGCTGCATCAGTTCGTAAATTCCATCCATACTGGAGCATTTATGTATGACTCATTCGCCAACGTAATTACAGCAATAACAGCATAAAATGCCAAATCTAGTAAGTCTGTCATTCTTTGTAGGGGACATAAATATCCCTAATACTGGGCAACCAGCAGTTGGCTCAAGAGTGACCGAGTACATAAACAAGTATGAGCCAGAATGTCTTCTGAAGCTTTTTGGTTATCCGCTTTATAAAGTGTTCGGTTCTGAAGCCTCACAAAGGATGACAGATTTGCTTAATGGCGTTGAATATGTTGATTATGAAGGCTATACCCAGAAATGGAAAGGTCTTGTCCATGACACAACTCAAAGCTTGATAGCTTACTACATCTTCCACCATTGGTTGAAGGACTCTCACACACAGGTTGTTGGAATGGGAACTACATCTGTAAATAAAGCAGATGGCTCCGTTGTCGTTCTCCCCATAGAGCGATTGGTATCTACATGGAATTCTTTTAGCGAAGAGGCCCATGAGTGCCTTTCATTCTTGTGGAATCAGGTAGACGTATATGGGGATAGATTGTACCCAGAAATGTCTAGTTTCCAGTTTAATAAATCTTGGAACTTTAGTTACAGCATGAATACTTTTGGACTATGAACCAACCTCTTGTACTTGTCGATATAATGAAAGAAATCGTTGAATCTATGCAGGTTCCAGACCCTGCTAATGAAGGCGAATTTCTTGCATTAAATTATCAACCTGGCAGGAGTCCACAGATTCTGCAAATGATTACCACACAAAGCCAGTCAGCTGAACATAAAGATTTTAGATACCCTTTGATTGGACTGCTAATGCCGTTTAGAGAGCCGATGGGCGCTGGTGGCAGTTCTGCTAATACGGTTGTACGAGTTGAAAGGATAGTTATAGCATGCTTAACTGATTCTAATAAGAGTGTACTTGAAAGGTATGCTGAAGGCGAAACTTTTAAATCTATTTTATATCCATGTTACTACGAACTGTTATATCGTATAGCAAATTCATTGAGCGTATCAGGGCAAGACCCAGCAATGTTTCCACATACAAAGGTAGATCTTCCTGGAAACAAGCCCATAAATGCAGAGACGAATGATATTATTGATTGCATAGAGATTCTAAACCTGGAAATTCCATTACTTCAAATTAAAACTTGTTTATAACATGGCAATTACAAAAGCTTGTGGCATAAAAGTTTCAGTAGGCAATACTGGAAAAGAATGCGACACCTCGATGAACGCAACAGCTATGCTGATTGCTCTTCACCCTAGCGTGAAGTTTACTGACGACGACTTGGAAGACCCTATGCCTTGGATTGAAGGTTTAATCCATGAGCGCAGAGCGTTCCCGTTGTTCGGTTCTAAGGCTCCTATTCGCACAATAACCAACAATGCCGAGAGCGATGTGACTATCACTCTTGATGATGGATTGATTGTGTTCCTGCGCTATGGAGTTTATAACCGCATCTTTGAAACTACCTCCGGTGGCTTCTGCTACGCGAAGGCATTATCCAGCTTTAATAAAAGCGGATACAATATCCTGGAAATAGACCAGACAGGTCAGATGCTGGCCAGGAAAAACTCTGATGGAACCTATAGTGGATTCATCACAGACTTCATGTATGCTCCGTCTCCAATTTGGGCTGACTTTACGAACACTCCTTACAAAAACAGATTCCAGATATCCTTCGGGCCTCAGGAAGTTGTGAACAATGGAGTGATTTTCCAAGGTGCAGGAGAGCTGCTCTCTCTAATGGGGCTGATTGATGTCAGAATTGAAGAAGCAGCTGCTGCAACAACAACAGCGATTAAGGTTTATGCAGTTACTGATTGCGCCGAAGCAGATTTGGCAGAATTGTTCCCTGATGAACTTGCAGACCCTGACAGGTGGTTGGTAACAAATAAAACTACCGGAGCAGTAGTTACAATTACTGGCGTTACCATCACTGATAGTGAAATTGTTCTTACAGGCGCGTTTGTGTCTGGAGAGACTTATATTGTGCAGGGTAATACTTCTGAAGACTGGTATGCCAACGACATAGTAGGGTATGATGGTAATACTCTGCCTGGAGTTGAGATTACAATTCCATAACTCGCTTTGTTCTTATATTTAAGCGTCGGCTAAATTTGAAACCCTGCTGTTTCCACAGTGGGGTTTTACTAGTATGGGGATGCAAGGATTTATGCAGAAGATTAACAAAATAGAGAACTTAACCAAGTTCGATATTGCTAAGGAGGTTACTGACATAATCAATAGCAACCAAGATTATATGACTTCAGTACTTAAAAGTCAGTTGAAACAAGGTAAAGATGCAAATAACGAATGGGTTACAGTTTGGGGAAATGATTTTTACGCTCCTGAAACGTTAGCAGCTAAGGCACATATGGGCGGACTTGCTGGTGAAGTTAAATGGATAACTAACTATATGTCTGGAGCATTTTATATGTTCTTGTATGTAAGAGCGAAAGGTACAAAGTTTGAGTTCCATAGTGAAGTAGAATACTACTGGGAAATAATAGCGCAAAGTGGAAGAGCGATAATGGAACTAAGTCCAGAGAATTGTTTGAGAGTAAGAGAAGAATTAATAAAACCTGAATTAGATAGACGCTTTAAAATGTATATGGGTGGCTTATGAAAATTGGACTATAAGACAGTTAATGAAAGCATGGTTTAGGAAGGATTACTCTGAGATGAGTGAAGAAGAATTTGGGATAGTCAGAACTGAATATATTGATACTGCTGGATTATATGACGAGAATGTATTTCAGAAGGTCTGCTACATTTACTTCTTAAATTCAAGAATAAATTCTATATCCCTTTCAATAAGGCTTCAAAAGGATTTCCTCAAAGAGTTTGATATTCCATATAAGCCAGCATTTTCATTCTTATCAAAGTTTGGGCATAGAGTAAAGTGGAACGACAATGCAGAAGATTTTATATCGCAACTTGATAAAATAGAAAGGAGAGAAGTTAAGTATACTTCTATGATTGAGAACGAAATAGTAGAACTTAAAAAGTTACAGAAGCAGGCTAAAATTCCTGAAGAAGAAGAGGATGATAAAACGACAAGAGAAAGATTTATAAGAACAGTTAATACTTTGGGGAAAATCGGCTATAAAATTGATTATGATAAGACAACTGTAGAAGAACTTGCCCTAATGATTAAGCAGCAAACAGAAGAAGTTGACAGCATGAATAATACCATGAAAAAATGAGTCAAGATTACTTAGAGCTTGGTCTAAATATAACTTCATTTAGCAATGAAAAGCTTACTCAGCTTAACAACTTTATAGCTGCGTTTGATACATTGTCTACATATGATGGCAAGACTATTAATCCAGTAATGGGTAGTGGATTAGTCGAGTTCAACGACTCTGTTAAAAAGACATCTCAACTCCTTGGCGACCTTAATGCTAAACTGGCTGCATTAGATACAAATACAAAGAAAGTTTCAACGTCTACTGAAAGTGCCGCAAAAGGTACAAAGAAATTAACTGAAGAAGAAGCCAAGTTAAAAGCCGAAATAGAGGCACATAACAAGGCTTTGATGGACAATGCCAGAGCCAATACTGAAGCTGGTAAGGCAAGTAAAAAGAAAACCGATGATGATGCTAAAGCTGCTAAAATAGCTAAGGATAATGCCAAAGATGATATTGCACTAAACAAGGAAATAGCCAAAGAAGAGAAGGCTCGTATTGCTGAAGAAAAACGTTTAAAGAAGGAAGCGTCTGACACTGAGAAGAAACGTATTGCCGATGAGAAGCGTTTAAAGAAAGAGTTGGCAGCTGAGAATAAAAGAATTGCTAATGAACAGAAAAGACTTGATAAGGAAGCCGCTATTGCTAAAAAGGATGCTAATAAAGCTGTGGCTGATTCAGAGAAAGCTAGGAAGACGCAACAGGCTGAAGCCACTAGAGCGACTAAAGAACAAGGCAAGGCCGATGCTGATGCTGCAAAGGAAGCCGCTAACCTTGCTGATAAATACAAACAATTACAGATTCTATTAAAACAAAGGCAACAAGCTTACGTTAATAATCTTGTTAATACTGGCCCTAATTCAGATGAGACAAGACGTTCATTGGCTGAAGTCCAAGAGACACAGTCAACTATGAACGCTATAAATGAGAACATGGGTAATGCCGCTGGTAATGCTTCCAAGTTTGGCAGAGCATTGGGCAGCGCATTTGGTGTTCTTAGGAACATGGCGTATGTTCTTCCTGGATTGGGTATTGCAGGTATCTTCAATTTGGCGTTCGAAGCTATTGGAGATATGATTACCAGTCTTAATTTATTCACAAGTGAAGCGTCTAAATTAAGAGACCTGGAGATAAAAACAAATGGTCTTTACAAGGAAAGAATTGATGCGATAAAGGAACTCACAGAGAAATATAAAGAACTATTAAAAATACAAACTTCAAGTCCAGAGACAAAGGAATTGAAGTTTGGTATTGAAGCCGCTTATGGTATAGACCCAAATGCCGCTTTAAATAAAGAAATAGAAATTCAACAACAAAAATTTGATGAAGCGCAGAAGAAACTTATAAATGGATTCAAGACCGAAAACATAGAAGAAGTAAATAAGAAGGTTAAAGACTTATTCGGAAAACTATCAACAACCGAAGTAGAACTTAATCAATTGAGGAATATCCAGCAGCACATGAATGAGATGGCTTCTGGATTAAGACCAGATGCAAAATTTGGAGGAGGGCCAGGAAAGAAAACTGGTTATGAGTTTTACACACAGGAAATGCTCCAAGCTGAAATTGACAGATATAAATCAAGATTGGAGATTCAAAAGGCAGGATATGAAATTGCTAATCAAACAGCAGAGGATTATATAAATCAAAGAGCAGAACTTGAAAAGAAACAAAACGAGAAAAACAAACTTGAGTATGACCAAGAACTACAAAGGCAGCGAGAGTTTGCTAGGTCAAGAATATCTGTAAATCAGAAAACAAATGAAGACATTCTTGCTGATGATATAAAAAGTTATGAAGATAAGAAGGAGGCTTTAAGAGACCTTAAAACTGATGCAGAGAAACTTGCTAAAATAGATTTCGAAGAAGTTGATACGTCTCGTACAGCATCAAATACAGAAAAGAAGATTGCATATAAACAATATCAGGACGAGCTTCTTAAAATTGATATTGATTACAAGGCTAAGCACATCAAGCTGGATGAAGAATACAGTCAGAGATTACTTACTGCTGCTGAAAAGATTGATATTGAGATGCTTCAGGCTGAGGCAACTGCTAATGAAAGAATATTTAGCAATGAGAAAAAATCATTGGTTGAAAGGTTGCAAGCCTATGAAAAATACATACAGTTAAGGCAGCAAATGGAAGATGTCCAGTTTGCTAGAAGGATTAAAAAGAGAGCGCTTCAAGCTGAAGGCCCTGTTCCACAGGCTGAGATTGAAGCCGAATTTGCTAATCGTAATAATCAAAGAAGTGAAATACAGGCAGATGCAGAGAAACAAATTTATGATATAGTTTCTGAATCTCTTGCCGACGAACTGGAGTTAGTTAAAATGGCTAACTTCGATGCCACAAGAGAAAATCAGGCTCATTATACAGAGGAGTTAAAGAACCTTAATGAATCTTTCGAAAAGAGATTGATTAGCGCAGAGAAGTATAAAGATGAAAGGTTACGAATTGACCGTAAGTATAGAAATGAAACTCTTGATGAAGCAATTATAGATGATAAGAAAGACTTAAAAAGGCTTCAGGATTTAGATGCAGGATTTGCAAAGCAACAAACAGCGGCTGAAGGTGAACTTGGAAAAGCCGGATACCAGCATGAACTTACGACAAGATTTGCAAGCCCAGATGAGCAAATGACATCTAAGAGAAATGTTGATAAAGCTAAAGGTAACTTAAATGCAATTGTCGATGCTAGGAAAAAGAACGCAAAGGAGATTGAAGTAGTAAGTAAAAAACTTTCTGACGATGAATTAAAGAGGCAGCAAATTAATTACGACCTTAACATTGAAAAAGAGGAGAAGAAGTTAAAGAGGAGAAGGGCGATTATTGCTATGTTGGGCAATATTGAAGATAGCCTTTATCGTGTAATTAAAGATGCTGCTGATAAAGAGTATCAGTATAAACTTAAAAAATTACAGGATGAAAAAGCGCTTATAGATGAACGGTACAACTATGAGATTCAAGCCGTACAGAGGTCGTCATTGGCGCAGAAAGATAAGTTCGCACTTGAAGTTCAACTCAACGCAAGAAGAGTTGAAGCGGATAAGAAAGCGAAGAAGGAGGAAATGAAACTGGCTCATGATAAAGCCGTATTTGATAAAGCGCTTACTATGTCTCATATAGTATTAAATACTGCTGAGGCAGTTGCGCAATCACTTCCAGTTATTCCATTGGCAATTGCTGCTGGTGTAGCCGGTGCTGCTGAATTAGCAATTGCTGCAAATGTTAGAATACCATCATATAGAACTGGTGTTAAAGGAAAACCTAATAGCGGTTGGGCATTAACTGGTGAAGCAGGGCCGGAATTAATTAAGGAGCCATACAAATCTCCATATCTTGTTTATAAGGAAAACGTTAGCTGGCTCCCCAAAGGAACTGACGTTGTTCCTCTTAAGGAAGAAGATGGTATGCTTAGTCCAATAAAAGGCGATGGATGGGAGCAGACAATGTGGCTTGCTAAACAATTAAAACCTAAAGACAAAAAAGTAAATGTAGTTAACAATATTACTATAGACCTTGGATTCGAAAATTACAAGAAAACTATAATCGGTAATTGATGCCTACTCACAAAAAGAATCTGTATATTTTCATAAGCGATGAGAACAAGAATTTTTATCGCGCAGACCAGCAGAATGATGGTAGCTATAAAATTACCTTTAATAAATCTCCGTACCCGATATCTTATAGCCCATCCAATTTACTAAACATAGCATTTGAGTTCGGAACTAACCAGACATATTTCTCTCTAAACCGTACAATATCCTACCCGCTGAACTTTATTAAAGATGGCGCTGCAATATTGCGCCATCTTTATTATAATGGCAAAGGCCCAAATCAAAAAGCATACATACATATCTTCCAGTGGAATGGAAGTATCCATGAGTTATCTTACTATGGTAGGATTGACTTTACACAGAAGAAAGAAGACCCTAAGAGTGGAATGTTTATTGCTTCAACTATTGACGACTCTGCATGGGGAGTGCTATCTCAAAAAGATGATATTGAGTACGCTATTGAATGTAATGAACTCAACCCAAAGGCTATAAGAGTATTACTGGATAATGTTAACTTGCTTAACAAGTATGTATTTCAAACTGTTCAGGCTCCAATAGAGCAGGTAGAAATTGGTACAACTGGATTTACTCTTCCATTTGTTCTTATAAATCAGGAGGGAGATAGTGTTGGTATTATAACACAGGATACGGAACTTATAGATAATACCGTTGTAACTCCTACGCCTCCATTTTTCTTTAAAACTATATACGATATATTCAATTTAAGAATATCTGGAAGTATACAGTTTCAATGGGACTCTAACGGTAATGTACCAACACAGATAGCATTCTTGATAAGAAGACAAGGTGGAGGATTAGGATTAGCTATATATACTTTGTATACAAGCTTTGGAGTAACTCTTATAAAGAATAAATTATATAGAGCCGACTTTGATTTTGTTATACCAGAGATGCCTGCTGGTTCTTATTTGAATCTTACTATGACGCTTGAAGCATACGGCCCTAACTTGACTAA